GAGCATGAGATCCTGATTACACAGACACAGTATCAGATGGTCGGTTCGACGGACACTGATATCGATCTCACCTATTTCAACCACCCGACGAGTGCTCTCCACCTCGTGTCCTCCAACGTGGGTGCGGAGTGGGATACGGCGTATGCTTTCGATGATGCGACTCTGTACATCAACGGTACACCCCTTTCGGAGAACATGTCCAAGGATTACCACCACACAGTGGTTCCCAAGATGCATTGTCAGTCTCTCCCCGACGATCTCCTCGAGACTGCCCCCGTGTACACATGGCCATTCTGTCTCAACATTGGCAAGTCTCAGCCTTCCGGTTCTTTGAACTTCTCTCGTATCGACACGGCGAAGGTGACACTCCGGAACGTTTCTGGTGGTAACATGTACCAGCGTATGTACGCAGTCAACTATAACATTCTTCGTGTCAAGAATGGTATGGCCGGTGTTGCATTCGGTAATTAATTTGTGAGTTTATATAAATAAGTATGTCCGCGAAAAACGCCCGCAATGAATTCAATAAACTGTCGGCAGGACTTACCCCTTATATGGACACAAAGGGGCGTCGCATTAGGTTGTCGGGAAGAGGTGCTCTTTACACAGAAAATTCAAAGGGGAATAGGACATACAACCCCACAGCGGCCTTTATAAAGCCAGTTTCGGGTAACGGTAATAGGGTGAACATCAACAACAAAAATGTTATGACTGTCCCCAAGAACATCCGCCCTTTCACATTTAACAATAGTAACAATAACAACAATAACAGTTTAGTACATTGTCGGGCGTGTGGTAAGACATATGATGGGTTTGCACAATGTTGTTATGAAATGAATCATGTACGCGTACCCAAACGCAATTAATTCCAGTTGTCAATCAAAGTTTTAGTTTTTTCGAACATCTTCTTCCCGTGGAAGGTGTTGTTCTTCTCCCCCTCCCAAATTGTGAGTCGGTCTTCAAGGAACTTCTTGAACTTCTCCGAGTCACAGTTAGACTTGTATCGAACCTTTTCACCCTTAAGTGCCTGCTCCATAGCAGCTAAACGACAATCCATTGAACACTTAGCAAGCTGATCAGGAGTGATACGAGTGGACACATCAGCGGTTTTCTTGTTCATATATAACATGGACGACTCTACACTTTATACCATTTTGTACTATTGTCGTTCATGTCGGAAAACATATGATGGCACCACTCAGTGCTGCTTTGAGATGGATCACACCAAAGTTAAAATCCCCACAAATATTAAATGATACCCCTTCTCATAGCTGGTGCACTCACCGGAGCCCTCGCATACACCTTTATGGGACAGAATCTCATCTCCGCCTCAGAAGCCAAGCGGCTCATCGACGAGGGTAAGATAAAGAAGGTTATCGATGTTCGTACGATCACCGAATATCGTACAGGACACTATCCAAAGGCACTCCATATCCCCGTCAATAAGATGGACGAAAAGACAACCACGGAACTTCCCAGGAAGGGGTTACTCGTCTACTGCAACACTGGGCAACGGGCCAGGTTTGCGGCAGAGACATTGGAAGAACTTGGGTTCGAAGATGTCTACTACATCGCCGGGCATTACTCGAGCTTACTTTAGTTTGACACCCAAGACTTTCCTCAACTTTTGGAGTACCGCGGGGTCGGGGATGGCTCGTCCCGATTCGTAGGAACCAATGACACTCACATTCACGCCGACTGCGATTGCTAAATCTTTTTGTGTTTTGAAACCTTTAGCAATACGCCCCTGTTGAATCATCTTGGCCATGGAAAGTGTCACCTTCTTATGGGTACCGATCTCCTCATCTTCCAATTTTTGCTCCTTAGTACGTTCATAGTGCTTGGGTGGGGGTCTGACAGTTTTTCCGTGGATGACGACTGGAGTCCAGTCCTGGTGACTCATCTGTTTAGATATAGCGTTTCGTTTTTAAGATTCTTTCCAAGCGTTCTCTTTCTCTTTGCATAAATATCGTAACCTGGTCAATTTTACCCTCTAATGTCACTTGACCATGTTGCTTCATCATGGAAACGTTTCTGACGCGTGTCAATTCAATCCATGACATTTTGGACTCGGGTGTCTTGCTATGATGTAAAGCTAATACAGCAGCATCTCGTTTGACGTCTCTAGGAAGTCCCTGTCCTTCATAACAGATGACAACATGTGACCCCGGGTAACCACTTGCATGCATCCACCAGTGTTGGGGATCACTCATGTTTGTGAGATGATCATTTTCTTTTGCATTCTGTCCAACTCTAACAACTATATTACCTGAGGCAGTATATTCCAACATCTCTTATATAAAAATTTAATCCTTATATTTATATATGGATCTCGTTCCTGTAAAACTCCTTAAAAATCAGGGTGTCAAAAAGAAGATTTTAAAAATGATGAAAGATAATCCCAGTATTGATAAGACGGATTATCTCGAAAGTCGTATAGAGACGAACACGGTTGCAAAAAAACTCATGGCTATCGAAAACGCTTCTGAACTTGCCAAACGTTTCTTATTCAAGGGTGATACATTCGATGCAATAGGAGAAGCCATTAAACTGGAATCACAGCAAAATTTCGATTTTTCCTGTAAACTGAATCACAGACGAACGAATGGTGTCGAATATATCCATCTCGAAAAGAACTACCCCGATACCGGCGAAGGTCACTTCGCACTCGCGAAAGTGAATCACAACAATAAAATCATAGAACTCTATGATTCAATGGGTAGTAAAAACCCTGAATTCAAGAAGGATTTACAGGAACGATTCCCAGAATATAAAAGGTTCTATAAGGGTCTACCCCTCCAACCTTCTGGTGGGATCGTATATAATACACCTACCGAATTTAACCAGAAAGCTAAGATTCGCTTCAAAACCAACGAAATGCTCATGAAGTCCTTTGAAATATCACAGTACGATGAATTATCTCAACACCATTTCTGTTACATAGAAGCGTTCGTCATGCTCATGCACAAAACACTCGGTACACCCATCGGACCTAAAGATCCACGTAACCGTCTTCCATTCCTTAAAAAGGTCATATGGGGTCTGGTTCATAAATTCACACCGATGTCTGAGCGAAAGGGGCCTGAATGGGAATATTTTGTCACAAACTTCAAATACTACATGGTCGTCACGGATGAAAAAAATAAGCGTCTCAAGCTCCAAAACATAGCTCAAGTGGCACCCAATGGAATACGTAGAAAGGTCCTATCAATTCGACTTCCTTCGAATATAACGAGTAAAACATCACTCAAAGAAATTGTCACGGTACAGTAAATGCACGTCGTTCTTAAACCCAGTCCATCTGTTGCACATAAATATCGCGTCATCCTACCAAGTAAAAGAGCCATCGATTTCGGTCAGAAGGGTATCCAATATTATACTGATCATGGCGACGCCCGTCTCATGCGTGCACATCTTATTAGGAAAGGGGCTGTCATTCCTAAGAAGTTGCGGGTAGAGACAAATCACCATGAAATTCATCGAGGTATGTTGGGTATAGATGAAAGTGATAAAGAAGATTGGGAAGACTTTTTCAGAGCAGAATACTGGGAACGATGGATGCTCTTGTCCTATCCGGATGTCAATAAGGCCAAGCTCTATATGACAATGACTAAAGGTGTCCTCTTCATGCCTCAACCAGAAGACTTTTGGTACTGTGACAATAAAAATATCGACAGAATATAATGAGTTGTATCGTCGGACAATCGAAACGCGAAAACAATGTCGAAATAGAACCCATGGGGTGTAGACCAGTTAGTCCCGATGTGTGCAAATCTGGCTTCATGGCCCCGAGTGAAAATATAACGGAACCCAAGAAATCTTTGGATCAGTGCTGTAAATGTCAGCCTGACGAATCATGCTCTTTCTGTATCGACCCATCTAAGTGTACAGAAGAGGAGATTGAACGATACGTGGCGGATGAAGATGATGAATGTTTTTCTGATGACACGGAACTGTACGAACCGGTTCCACCAGAAGAACCCATGGAAGAATTCATCCCCGAAACGAAAGAAGCTGAGGAGAATGCTAATGTCTTATACTACATTTTAGCCGGGGGTATATGCATGTTTTTCATTGCACTTCTTTCACTGACCCGTTGATCCGAAACCACCCGAACCACGGTCAGTATCTTCTACGATATTGATCTCAACGATAGGCGGTGTCTCACACTTCTCAAGAATGAGTTGAGCGATGCGATCACCCTTCTTAACCTCAAAGTCTTTGTCCCCATGATTGAAGAGAACGACTTTGACTTCACCCGTATAGTCTGGATCAATGACACCAGCCCCAACCTGGATACCATGCTTGACGGAGAGTCCAGATCGTGGTGCGACGCGTCCATATACTCCAGATGGGAGAACAACTGTGATCCCCGTGGAGACAAGCCCTCTTTCCGACGCACAAATAACACAGTCCATATTGCTGTAGAGGTCATAACCCACAGAACCATCGGAACCACGAGTAGGAATAATAGAATCATAGGACAGTTTCTTGACCCCAAGGGACATTGTGTTTTATAAACGACACTTGTCCTTATATTCCTTCACGAGGATTAGTTTCGCTTCAGGTAAACCCTTATTTGGTGGGTATTTACAAAAGTTTTTACAACGACAATGTTTCGTCTTCGAAAAGCACTCCTTCTTGGTGGCATAACATCGCAATGGTAAGTAGATATCCTTCGACATGTAACGCAAAATCCGATCGATGAATATCATTATTTGATTATAATTTCTACCTTTTAATTAGATGAATCACTGTCTCGTATTCGGAGCCCGAGGCCATCTGGCACAGACGAGGATCATCCCAGCCCTGAACAAACTGGAATGTCCACATACACCTATATCACGGAGTGTTGTTTCAAATCTACAACATCTCGAGAATACGTCAAACGTTGTCGCCTACATGTCTATTCCAACCCACAATTTTTGTGAAAACGTCGAACCCTATATGAATGTCGTCAACCCAACCTACATCTTGGAAAAACCTCACGGGCATTCACTAGAAGACTTTGAAAGAATACATTCATTCGTGAAGACGAACAATATGAACGTTCTGTACAATGATCACTATCTCGGAAAGAGTATACTCGATCGAATTGAGTTACCTGACAACCTGGAAAAAATTAAAATCACACTCCATGAAAGCCCCGATATCAATCAACGAATCGAATACTTTGATAGTGTCGGTATAATTTTAGATATGTACCAGAGTCACTGTGTCTTGTTGTTCGCTACTCTGTTGGCTAGACACTTTAAGCAGACGAGGAAAGAAATTCTACACGAGTTCAAATTTGTCAAGCCTCATGTCACACATATATCAAAGAGTGATCTCTACGTGGGTACAGCACCAACATCCTGTCGCGTATCGATGAAATATAAGGATATCTTTCTTGAAGCTGATATTTCAAAGATGGTACCGGACGAAAAAAGTATATCGATCAATGATCAGGATAACTACAACATGAATACCGGACGCTGTGCGTATGAAACAATTCTGGAAAAAATTAAGATGAACGACCTGTCTTCATGCATCGATGAACAAGAAGTCAGAGACCTATGGGATCACTTTTCAATAATGGAATGTTGACCAAAGTAATTACGTTGGGCCATCAAAAAATTTACAGACGTTCGGCGTTGATGCATAAAATCAAACTGTGTAAGAGCAGCCTGTACAGAAGGACACGGTATACCCGTTGCCGTACAGAACATCACAAATACTCTCGCGTCTTCGGCAGTCTGCTCGATGATGTCGTAACAACTTTCGGCAATCATAGGACACTCAATGATCGTACCAGATGACCACGCATTGATTGTTCGACGCTTTTCGATGTTACGAGTATTCATTACATTGAAACCCTCGATGAGTGCCATAGCAAACACGAAACGCAGTGTAGAAGTGGCAATGTAGGGGTCAAACGCATAATTCAAATGCTGATTGACGTTGACCGCCTTGACATCACGACTCGTGAGTCTTGTATTGAGTGCTGCATTTAGAATTGGAGTAGGAATACCATACTCGATAGCAACCTGTGAAGTCCATGAACCGGTATTGTTCATTTCGGCGACATCTAGGATTTTAGAAATGTTGTAGTCACTTAATACTTTAAGAGCTGAGTTCACGATGTACCCATCGATGTCAGTCTTCTTAGCTTCATCGAGTGCCTGTTTCATGTAAAACACATCCTGGTTACAGTACGCGTATACATCGGCGACACCTTGGAGCATGCCATATTCCACACCATTGTGAACCATCTTCGTGAAATGACCAATCCCATAATCGTTGCCCATATGCGTAAAATTTTTACAGAAACTGGAAAAGAGATCGGTATTTTCGATGAACACATCTTCATCACAACCAATCATCAAAGCAGGTCCTGAAAGGGCACCAAATGCACCACCCGATAGTCCAGCCCCGACATAGTTCACGTTCTTCGATCTACACCTGGATCCCCTCTTTCTCGACGTCCTGTAGTGCTCATTGGAACAATCGATAATGGTATCATCTGGATCCAATTTTTCCAGTAGGGATTTGACAACCCCGTCAGTGGCTTCACCGTTTGGGAGAGCTGTGAAAATTGTGCGTGGAGTATCCATCTCTGAAATGAAAGTGTCCATATCAATGTGACCATGGATTGAATCACCCTTCTTTGCTACTGCGTCAACCTTCTCCTTTGTGCGACCATATACATGGACATCACGAGAACGCTGGAGATTAAGAGCGAGATTACCCCCGATAGCACCGAGACCGATGAGTCCAACCGAAGACATTGTGTTTTACTTACACGAGATTATTTTAAGTGTATAAATATGACGATACGAAGGGAGGGATGGGGTCCTCCATGGCTTCGTAAAGTGTAAAAATTCTCCTTCAATCGGGATCGAACCGATGACCTCGCGATTAACAGTCGCACGCTCTAACCAACTGAGCTATGAAGGAATGGATCCTCTCTACCTGAATCGAACAGGTGACAAATGGAACTACAGTCCACTGCTCTACCAACTGAGCTAAGAGAGGGAAGCTCCCACCAAGATTCGAACTTGGGGTGGTGGATTCAAAGTCCACAGTGTTGACCAACTACACTATAGGAGCATGACCTCTTCCAATCGGGTTCGAACCGATGACCTACAGATTAACAGTCTGCCGCTCTACCTACTGAGCTATGGAAGATAATGCTGAGAGTGGGGTTCGAACCCCTTAGGCCAACTCGGGCATCTCAGTCAATATATCTTATACGTGGTTTAAATCTTTAAGCACTTTGGTGGTGGTTCAAATGCCGTCTTTTCCTTCAGCTCCCTGCGTTGTTTCATCTTCTTAATGTCCGCACCCTGGCAATCATGTTTCGATAGGTTGATACAACTCGGACAGAAACTACCTTCACAGTACTGACAGTCGATGGGAACACCACACTTCTTGCGACACAGTTGGCACGGCATACCTATTTTAGGGGTATATTTTTTAAATCAATTAAAAGAGTGTGGTCAATGTAAACAAAAAAAAGGATGCTATTCCTCCTAGCCATCTGGGGTACTCTACGTGACATGTCTCCCTACTACATGAGCAATCTGTGTACTATGACTAAGAGTATCCTATGGGATGCCCCTCAACGCTTCTATCTTGATATCGAATTGGAGTATCTTCGACTGAAGCGTCTTTCCGAGCCTGAGCCTGAGCCTGAGCCCGAGCCCGAACGTAAAAGGCTGATTAATGCACTCCTAAGTCGGTTCTGGAGAATCTACAAGTAATGATGTTTACACAAGACTTTGCATTGGCCTTTTGCCAGGCTACGAACACACTCTGCACAGACGTTCAGCGAGAGATTTGGGATCTCTGTATTCAAGAACCCGAGTGCCCACCGGCACCAAAAAAAAATGTTTAAAAGTTTTTTAGAGTTTGTCGGGGTGAGGACAACCACTCGTCAACCAGTTATGATCCGGGCTGTCAATCAATGTGGTGAAACTCGTTACATTGAACTATCCGGAAATACTTATTCCGAGCGTCGAGAACTTCTTGATGTCCTTCTTACGAAGTGCAAAAGACTCATGTCCTTCGTAGTGAAGAAAGAATCCGACAGTGATACGTTCTACGACATCATGGAATTGTCCAATAAAGTGAGACTTGCTCTTTATAGAAGTGATGATATCACGCATCTGTATGACGAATTTAACGTGTATGCCTCTAAATACAAACAAAATTCTAGATCATCGATGAATCTTAGCGACTTAGAGATTTAATACAATGGTGAATAATGGAATGCCCTGTATGTTACTGTGATACAAATATCAATCATCTAGTATGTGGGCATCAACTCTGTACAACATGCACGAATAGGTGGCAAAGTACATGTCCAATGTGTCGTGAACCACTTTGCTTCCGAGGTATTGTAGAACAGAAGAAGCAATGGAAAATGGAACGCCGTGATCAAGTTTATATGGATATCATGAATGAATTGATGACTGACTGTCCAGAGGACTGTGTACCGTTTCTATCTCGTTGCCTATCTATAATTCAGGAAAGGTATGTGTTTGTATTGAAGAACTATCCAGATGTAGATGCCGATTGTATGGAAATTATTCTAAGAAACACGTGGATACCACTCGAGGTTGAACAAATATATTTTCATGATATCCCAACCTTTCTACATTACATTTTCGTTAATAGAACCGAATATCATAACCTAAGTAGTTCACAATATATAAAATTTCAAGTCGAAATGGATCTTTTCCATAAACTTATCGATCTTATTGACCGGAACTCGGAGAAGATCCCAGATGGGGACTATCTCCAGATGTGTGACACTATACAAGAACTTCGAAAGCAAGTGAAGCCACCATCGTTCTTGTTGAATCAGAACCAACCCCTACATTTACCGAGTGATCCCGATACCAATGCTCAGAGAGAAAGAGAACAGCTTCATCAGCGATGGAGGGAGGTTGATGAAGAAGTTGAGTACCCAGGTTTAAATGAATTCTTACGAGAGTTACATGAAGATTGGGTGGCAACTGACAACACGATTCGCACAGCGAATCGGCCGCGGTATATAGAGAGGCATGACGACCCAGTTGAACCGGGTGCGTATTATCCTCCACCTAGAGATGGTACCACTGTTGCTGAAGTACGCCTAAGTGAATAGGGACATTTGTAATTGTAAGAAACAATGGAAGAACTTATGAGTCTCATCGATAAAAACTCCCATAAAATACCCGAAGGTGATTATATCCGAATGTGTCGATTACTGAAAGAAATGTACAAAAGCAGGGATCGATTACTTGTTACACCTGATGTGGTTGGTGAAGATTTCATCATGACATCAGATGCATTCAATAAATGCCACACGTGGATCAGAAGTACGGAAGCTCTCCGAGACGCCTTCGAAGAACACGAACAAGATCCAACAGATAAAGTGAAATTAGCAATCTATAAACAGATTCGAGAAGCATCTAACATTTATTGGAGAGAACTTAATCAAACAAGTGGTCACGAAGAGCTCATGTGGTTTATACACAGAGGAACGCTCGCACAACGTGATTTTAGATATTACGGTGGGGCGGTGCGGAGGGGTCAGGTCTAGGGAGTGATCGTACTTCAATACACGCGGAAGGATCTATCGTTCCTGGTGCATGTAGTTGTTTTAGTCTCGAGAGTTCCTGTAATTGAATATGTATTTGTTTTAGTTCGTTACATATTTTCACATACACCCACTCTCTCTTTGTTGGGAACATCTCATCATCCATTATTTCCATGATCTTTCGTACATGTTCCATACCTAAGAGAGGCTCAGAATTTATATTTTCAAGAAAAAAATGGGTTCTACCCGAAGCCATCCACTCCCTCCCGGTATTTTCGTTGAGATGAAGCCCTCCCCAGATGAGTTTGATAACTGGACCGAAGAGGATTTTGACAGGGAAATCAAAAGGCTTCGAGAGCGTGTCAGGGAACTCAAGTCCCAAAAGGTCACACGCGTCGATTATGAAGAAGTTGTACTGGATCCACCTGACGATGACGATGATGATATCATGCACGACCCCGATGTTCGTGAGATGGTTGAAAATGGTGAACACACCTGTCACATGTTTGACACACCCTGCCAAGCATGCGAAGATGATGACGAGGAGGATGAGGCGATACAGAAAGTTGACAGGTTACGTGCTCATTTCTGTTAGCAAGTCAATTTCTTTCTCATAGGTTTGAGAGAGTAACAGGGATTTCAGGTCTCTAGTAAATGTAATGTATATTCTTGGTATATCTCCCCATAAACGCTCCGAACACACGAATGCGTCAATAGCCCCATCTCTCAACAAGGGTTCAAGTAAAGTCCAATTTGGTTCGTTGTATCGGATTTTTGTACACCCCCTAGCAAACCTTCTCGAATATATGTACCATGCCACGATGCTCTTATAGATGTGTATAGGTCGTTTCCCTTGCTCGAGACACTTCCGGAGAGAAGGTACCACGAAGGTGTGAAACTTTGTGAACCCATCCATACAGATTCTATCCAACTCATCGACGTTCGTCGCATCCGAAAATCGCTCCTCGACAGTATCGATGTAGTCGTATACATCGAAGGGTAGTTCAGTGTCAATCGAGGGGGCAATTTCTTCTCGTTGAAGCTGTTTGAAGTGTTTACGATGTGATGGGTCATTCATAACCTGATCGAATGTCGTGTAACCAGAGAGAACACCAATATAGGCGAGTGATGTGTGACCACCATTGAGAATCCTAATCTTCGTCTCTTCGTAGGGTCCAATATCATCACTGATGACGACACCAACCTTGGTCAGATCGGGGAAGTCTGTAGCGAACTTATTTTCAATGACCCATTGTGTATATTCTTCAGTTTGCACAGCAGTTGAACCATGACCAGGGAATACATTCTCGACTTCCTGACGGAGTGCGTCCGTCGTTCGAGGTGTAATGCGGTCGACCATACACGAAGGGAACTTGACATTTTCCCTGACCCACACAGCGAGTTCGTGTTGGTTGGTATGATATAGATACGCTAAAAATTGTGTTTCGAGAACGAGACCATTTTGGCGAATATTGTCACATGATAGGATCGTTATAGGACTTTTACGATTACGAAGACCACATGCCAAGTATTCAAAGAGTGGGGACCCTGGTGCGTAACCACTCTCTGTTACCGTGATAGTGACGAGATGAACACTGGGTAAAGTAAGCATATGTTTCGCAACGGTTCTGTTCTTGGTCCAGTCGATGTAGTCAAGATGTGATCTAATCATCATGTATTTCGATGGTGTTTTCAATATGTAGTCATCAATCTCCCTGAAACCCTCATTTCTCAAGTTAACAGCTACGATACCCCAACGAAGATCTCCAGTTTCCTTCATATACTCGTGAACGTACATCGCCTGGTGTGCCCTGTGAAAGTTCCCATACCCTATATGAACAATACCAGTCTGACATTCGGACTTGTCATACATCCGTTAAGTTACTTAGACAATTTAATACAGGAGATATTAAGCATGGAAAATTTACTGAAGGCTATGCAACTAATAGATAAACACTCAAATGTGCTACCCGAGGGTGATTATCTGGAAATATGTAACAACTTGAAGAGTGCCTATAATAAACGGAGTGACCCAGTTATGTTTTTCGATTATGATAATTTTCACATCATACCCACGAGTGACGATCAACGTGTAATGAGTTATTTCAATAACTACTATATCGACCGTTCAATTGAACTCGACAGTGACTTTAATCAGCTACAGATAAACTATCTCGAGGGTGAACTATCGAGTCATCAACCCATACGCCGTACATCCAAACCAATGCGTGAGAAGGTACTGAGACATTATGGTCGCATTTATAATGTCGGTCCCGAAATTTTTGACAAAAAACAGGTGACTCAATTTTGTAAGAAATACATAGAACTCGAGAATGACTTCAGAAGTCGATATCGAGATGCCATCGTGAAACGTTTATATTGGCTTGAAGATTCAAACGACAACTTAGAGGAAATATAAAGTTTTGATGTGA